CGCCACGCCTTCGGCATGACTCGCACACGCACACTACTATAACAACTAAAAAAAATCACAGCACTACAACATCTCCGATAAATTGACATGAAATAAGACATAACACAATAAATGAGCACGCGCGGTTAAACACGCGCGCGAAAGGGAGTAGACATAACACAATAAAAAAGGCCCGGCGAAACGCACGGGCCATGAAACCTGCCGGAGCCTGACCACTTCCGGGTTACCTGTCACGCCCCCTTTGGGGGTGGACCCGGAGCGGGGGTCTCTCCAACAGGTTTCGGGACGGGCTCAACGGGTTTAGAAGCAGCTTCTTTATCTGCCTTAATCTTAGCTTGCTGGGCATTATACTTCTTTTCGAAGGAAGCCAACTGAGTTTTCAACTCTTCAACACGCTCCATCTGCTCTGTAATATCCTTCTTCATTATCTTTTCCAGATCACCAAAACGCTCTTCATACAAACCTTCATGAGCAACAGGTAACTGCTCACGACGAATAAAACGACGAACAATCTCACGTAAAGACATAGACTGCTTAGGAACAACGCAACGTTTGACACCGACAAACGACTTGCCAACTACGGGAACCGTAGGATATAATCTGATAGCCATTAGCTGAAGCCCAAAGTATTAGGTGTACCAAAATAAGGCAACGGACGACGTACACTCACACGGTTATGCACATACAACCAAAAGTTATCCACATCCGCAACAGCGAAAATACGATCCTGAGTATCGTCATCGAATTCATTAAATTCCTTAGATAACGTAGGAGCAGAAGAAAAAATACGAGTTAAAGTCCAGAACAACAAACCATCCTTAAATTCACCATGATTACCACTACACATGTACTTCCAATCTGCATAGCGAGACTGATACCCGAATAAAGGAACCTCACCGTCACCATCTTCAAGGAGAGAAGCAGGGGTACAATAAATCTCATGGTCATTAACTTGCTGTTCGCCAAGTTTGGCGAACGTAGGCCAAGGATAATCCAGAAACGAACGACGACGAAACATGCGCGGTAAACCTTGCTGATAAGACGGAGGATTCATAATCGAAGCAATTCCCATAATTATACCATGCTCTGTACAAAAATAGTTGAACTGATTAGTATTACCATAAGTAACACCGTGCCCGGCCATGTTAGCCTGAGGCACTTCTGCAGTACCGTCATTAGACCACGCAGTAGACACAACCTCAGAAATACGAACAGGAATGCGGCCTCCGCCGATATATTCAGGACGCTGCAAACGAGAGTCTTGAGGCTTAACACCAAAATGAGCCTGAGTAGATTCAGTATACCGAGAACCTCCAATAGCATTACGCTCCAACCACACTTGCAACGCATACGCTGCACGAAAATCGTTAATAGTGGTAGAGATATTCCCAATAGTGTCAATATTCTCAATACGAGAAGCAACACCGTCAGTATTAGCCGTATTCTGAGCACCAAGAGAACCAGGAGGAAACGTCGGAGAATTCTGAGTAGTAAGAACAAGATCATTATTATCCAACAACGCACCAGTATCTGCGCGAACCACACGGGATTGCTGAAGATAAGTAACCTCACCTTCCATAGGAATCAAAACCTCTTCACCACGCTGAGTAAAAGGAAGCGCCGAGGTAAAATAATCGTGCAAATAATTCCGAGTACGAAGAACAAGAGTAGAACCGCCAAGCTCAACAGAAGGTACAGGAAAATTCACTGTACTATCTGCAACAAAATTCCGATCACGATAATACTCAAACCAAATCAACTGATAAGCTAAAAAAGGAATAGCATCAATAGTACGATCGTCCCAATTAGCAACAGTAGAATCGATCGACAAAAAACCAGGAACACCAAGATAATCCGCTAATGAACTCTTAGCGAAAATAGCCGGATCGGCCGCAAGACGTGCGCCGATATCATAAAACGGAGGAATAGGAGCAACAGCAGGGTCGATGCCAACACCAAGACGACCACCTGTAATAAACTCTTCCCAGTCTTCCCACAGAAGACGATTAGGAACAAAGAAAAAATGAACAAATAGCTCTATCTGATCATAAATAGGCGCCAACAATGGCGCTAGACGCAGCAGAACTTCTGAAGAACCACGAAACGAATCCGAAGGCACAGCCTCCAGACACAAAATAGGAGTAAGACGACCCATGCGCGTAGTTAAACGCTTATCATGAGACAAATCAAATTCCGACCGCTGAGGTTTGCGCAGCTGCACACTGGCAAACCCTGCAAATTTACCTGCCATTTTAAAAGGGGTTAGATTGTTAAATTCTCTTTACACTTCGCGCGGATTTTCTTAGCGAGCCGTCGTCTCTGTTCCTCCCGATAACCGATAGGGTCCGGATGACGCCGGGCAGCTGGCGATCTAATCCACTCCACTGCCTTCTTAAATAGCTCTTTCTGATCTCGCACCGCGATCCTAACGAGATCAATCTTGGAAAAAATTTTAGTCTTGTAATAGCGGGGCAAATGCCGCTTGGCACCGTCCAGGATTGCGTAATTCTTACGGCCTGAACGGTGCCATTCAACCATGGGCTTACTTAAATAATTGTGGCCAAGACCATATTGCCACTTATGCCCAGGAATACGATTGCCGCGCGACATCAAGGCAAAAGGAGGCTCACGCTTGGTTCGCATTTTCCATCCTTTGCCATTAACAATGTAGCCTAAGGTATACATCACACTTGCTTCTGTAATCTGACCTATGTGCACATGGCCCAAAGGCCAAGCGCTACGAATAGCATCATTTGTAACGTCACCAAAAAGCAAAATATGATAGTGAGGACGGAAGGTCTTCGACCCGTATTCACCAACGGCGAAATAGCGCACCTGCGCACCTCCAAAACGCAACCGTTTAAAGAACAGTTGTAAGTCTCTCTTATCAAGTTGTGAAACACCTCCTTTCCAATGCAGATGCGGATCTGCGTAAGTCAATGTAACAAACTTCTTGCAGTAATGCATACGACCTTCGTAATGCAAACGCAACGCCCAGTCTGAACGCTTAGTAGCTAAACAAAAAGGACATTCACCACAAGGCACGACCATTTCCTGTTTGTGTAAATAACGGGGTTTAAGACATTCCATAATTAAGACATCCAATAAATTACAATTGATCTCCGAACATCCGGACGAAATTCATTCAGCCTCGGATGATACTTGCGCGCATACTTGCACGCCAACAGAAAACTTTTCATTTGCCTCCTATAAATTCTTCCCAATCACTCCACAACAACCGATTAGACACAAAAAAATATTCATCACTATAACCTGGAGCAAAATACTTAGTTTCAATCGGGACATCCGCTAACAAACATAACTCAATGTACATTAGCAAAATCACTTCACTATTCTCCCTCATAACCGGATTCCACCACGAGACATCCGATAAGAACGAACACGACGACCACGGCCACGACCGCGTCCTCTTCTTCTTCCATAAGCCATAATAATAGGGGTTAAAAGGTTAAACTTACTTTGATAAAACTCTCATCAAAAACAATTGGATGAAGGTCAAAATATGCTGAGGTGTAATCTGAGCATCTCTCATCCACTTCGTTTGAATTTCAAGCAAAACATTCTGAAACTCTTTCGAGTTTAGCACCTGCGCTTTAATAGCCGAATCCAATTCGCCAAGGCGAAAACGCTGATCCAACAATTCCAAATCTTTGATAATACGCTCTTCACCATATATCGCATAACGATTTGCTTCAAGCACATTCCGAGTAGACTCTGTAGCCTTAATCTCTGCAGAGGACTTCAATGAATCGATGATAGCTTTGAAGCCTGTTTCATCAAGCAGAGGATTCCTCTTTAAAACTGCCTGTTGAATCTTATTCAATTCCGTCATTGCATAAGTATGACGAGTCTTAGCATCAATAGCCTGCGTTTGTGACGCAGTCATCATTGACTGATTCAACAAAGGTCCGAGAGAGGAAAAAAGTGATTGATAATCGGCCGGCTGAACATCAGGATAAGACAACGGCGCCGACTGATTACCAGGATTACCCTGGCCGTAAACGAGATTAGGATTTAAGCCGGCCTGCTGAAAACGTAACATCTGATTAGCCGGAGTATTGTACTCCAACTGCTCTTGCAAGTAGCGTTCCTGTGCATCAGCCTGAAACTCTGCCAACTGCCTATTCTTCTTGTTCTGGCGAGACTGTCCAAACAGACCACCAATTAATTGCCCGGCAGCAATAGCCGCCGGTAAGATCCAAGCAGGCATTAAGCAGCACCTTTAGGAGAACTACCAAAAATATCCGTTTGACGCGGATCTGCTTTCTGGGCTTTCGCATTCTCCTGGTTAACATAGCGACCATGTAGCCATTCGGCAACAAGATTCTGCAAATTAGAATCATTATGAATAGCCGAGAGCAAAGAAATACATGCTCCAATGTCACGACGTATCCATTTTACAATAACTTGCGGGGATGGTATCTCAACCTCCTGTGTTTCAGCTCCTGGAGCCTCTACACCATTATCTTTACTAGACATACTATAAATTATATAACACTAAATGAGTGTTCTCGACAGCAATATAAGGGGTTGCTGTCAGTTAGCAAAGTAAATCAAGTAATTACTTTGCAACAAGTTTTCGCTGCGCTCAAACAACGAGCGTCCGGCTGTGTTGAAGAAAGCTATGTATTGGAGGAGCGAGCGAAGCGAGTGACGATGGTATTATGC